CTAAAGCATGGATTTCTGCGGGTGCAAAGATAGTTGTTGATTTGGGACAAATAACCGAATCGTCACAATGTGTAATGGGCATCAGAGGTGGCTCTAAGTACTACGTATATTTGCATGACGAGAGTAATGCAGATAATATACATTACTACCAAACTGATTATACCGGGCCATACGGTCAAGTATTTCCCGTCCGCACCGATGGTACAGAGCCAGTCCGGACATACGGATACTATACCGAAATAAAACAGACGCAGGAAAGCATAGCTTTAACTGCAAACAAAGTAGACGATCAAGGCAGGCGGTTAAGTGCGGCTGAGTTAACATTGAGTTCAGACCACGCAAAATTAACCGTAGTAGAACAAACGGCAAATTCTGCCAACTCACTTGCCGGAACTGCAAACGGAAAGGCAGAAGCGGCAGACGGTCGAGTCACCGCCACGCAGAACGGTTTGGTCGAGACAGGAATAAACATACAGTCCCGCAAAATCGTGTTAAAGTCTGATAACGTCCTTTTCCAAAACAACGCAGGACAGCAGACAGTCGCTATCAATGCGAACGGAAAACTTACTGCAAACGCAATTGAAGTTGGTGAGGTTGTTGCCGGAGGTTTTGCGGCTCAGAGAATCACTACCGGGAACTTGACTGTGACGGATGGTGCGGTTATTGGTGGTATGACTATTACAGGGGGAGTGTTGACCGGGAAGAACATCAATATACAGGATGGCGCAAAGATCGGTAGCTTCACCATTGTATCGGGTATATTTTCCGCCCAAAATACCCCAGCAGGCATACAAATGACTCTATCTAATAATGCAGCTACTTTTGACAGTAGCGGAGTACGTGTAGAACACAATTCGGGTGGTTATGCGTTGACTACTACGGGTAACGGAAGAATATTCCTAACAGGGTCAAATTTTTGGGTTCAGTGCAAGGATGTTGATTTCATGGGTGCACAAACATGGAAAGCCCCGGGTGTTTTTTACGCATGTACGATTTTGGCAAACGGAGCAATCGGTAAAACATGGGGGAACCCTGACTTTCACATAACAAGAGTAACTAAAAACTCAACAGGGAGATATACTGTTAATACTACCGGTTCCAATGGGGACTACTTTGTTATGATTACAGCGTATGATCCTTCAAGATGGCTAAGTACAACAGTAGAACCATACTCAGCGGGACAGTTTACGTACAAAGTATTCGATGTAAATAATGGCATGCGTGACGGCGGAGTTATTATTTATTTTTGTGGAATGGTTAAGTAGTTTAGTGTTTTAATTAACGGTAAGTTGGTTTGTACCTTCTTACCGCTTACCTTTGTACCAAACATTAATCAATTAATATAAAATTATGGAAAAGAAAAGTTTAGATTTTGATTTAAAGTCAGTAGTTTACACGAAAGAAACAAAAGTGATGGACTACCATTTCGAGACGGAAAACGGCAAGTACGTAGGTCAATTAACAACGGTATCGACAGAGCCGGATAAGTACAATATTACCCACTGTACAGCCGATGTATCTGAGAAACAGATGGTAGAAATGCCGGGTACTTCCGGTAGTGTTGTTATGCAGGAGCAATATGTTCCGGTCGGATCGCTTGCCATCCGTGACGGTCGTTTTGAGGCAAACCAGTTCCCTCTATCTACTAAAACATCCGTCTATGTGAACGACTTTCAAAACTTCATCTTTGCGTTAACCGCACCTAAAACAATAGAATAATGAATGTCACACAAGAACAGTTAAGGTTAATGCTTGTATCGGCAATTAGTCCGATACTTGCGTTTCTCACCCCTACGAGCGGTTTTATAACCGCCCTTGTGTTCATGTTTGGCTTTAACATTATTTGCGGCATGCGTGCCGATGGGGTTAATTTGTCGGTAAATGGTGTTCGTAGGTTCACTATGCTGAAATTCATCTCAGCCGTGCAGGAACTTATTTTGTACATCCTTGTGATAACCGTTATCTTTTCGTCTGTGGCTAAGATGGGGGATCACGATGCAGCCGTTCTATCGGCAAAGACGATTACATACGTCTTTATGTACGTATATCTGTCGAACGGTTTTAAGAACCTTTGTATCAGCTACCCGGATAACAAATCTTTCCGGTTGATATACCACATTGTCCGGTTTGAGTTTAAGAGGCTGATGGGAGAGAATGCCGCAAAGATAGTCGAGGAACACGAAGAAAATATTGAGATTGAAACTAAGTAATTAACATGGGAGGTTTAACGCCTCCCTTTAAACTTTATCAGAATGAAGTATTTTACATTAAAAGAGCTAACACGCTCAGCAACGGCAGAGGCAAAAGGTATTGATAACACGCCTACGCCGGAAGTTGAAAAGAACTTAAAGTTATTGGTAGATAATGTACTTGATAAATTACGTGAGATTTACGGCAAGCCGATCACGGTTAATTCGGGTTATCGGTGTCCGGAGTTAAACAAAGCCGTCGGAGGATCTAAAACATCCGATCACGTTAAAGGTTTTGCGGCTGATATTACCGGAGGCAGCAAGGAAGAGAACGAACGCCTTTTCAATATCATTAAGCATAATTTCCATTTCAAACAATTAATAAACGAGAGAGATTTTTCATGGGTGCATGTCTCCTACGATCCCTCTAATCTCAAAAACCAAATACTAAAACTATGAAACGACAATTATTTGCGTTTTTAGCGACTTTTGTGCTTTGCCTTGGCATTGTGTCGCTATTACTGATAAACGCTGATTTACGTAAGAAAAAGGCTATTGCAGAAAGAAATGTTAGCGTCCTCACAACTCAGAACGTTGCGTACCGGACGAAAAACGGTCAAAGTGCCATGAAAGTAGAGGAATTGAATCTGACTTTAAATCAGTACCGGAACACCATACAAGGGAAGGATAACACTATAAGAGAGCTAAAGCAGTCTATTAAGGACTTGAAAAGTCACACAAGCGTTCAAACATCAACTGAGACGCATTTTAGAACGCCAGTACGGGATAGTATTGTTATTCGTGATAGTTTGGTTATCGACACAATGAAATGCGTAAATATGCGCTCTAAATGGCTTGATTTATCGGGCTGCATAGATAGCAACGGCACGTTTGCCGGAACAACCGTTACCCGTGATAGCTTGGAAATACTAAATATAGAGCATAGAAAGAGGTTTTTGTGGTTTAGACTAAAGAAGGTGAAGTATAGGGAGTTTATAGTAACGAGCAAAAACCCCTACGCTGAGATAACAGGTTTTAACGTAACTACGATAATAAAGTGATAATTCCATGTTAAAACTGTTAATGCACGTTAAAGTATTTGCCACTTATAAATATATCCGTATATTTGCAGCGTAGAAGTTATTACTAACGTCTTTAACAGCGGTTATTGATTTTCATAGAATTATCTTTGTGGAAGATTTGTATCACATTTTATCTTAAACTGTCGGTATGCGAATATAGACAGTTTTAATTAGAACATTTTCACTAACTATATATATTGGGTTTTGTCATAATTACATTTTTCCCCCTCCGCTTGTGAAAGTAGAGGGGTTTTTTATTACCTTATCCGAACACACCTCAAATGTTAAATAAGTGTTAAATATTAAACTTGCGCTTTGATATTTAAAATATCTCCTTAACTTTGCAAGGTCAAAAGGAAACGAATTACTAACAATAAAACTTAGAATTATGGAAGAAAAGGAATTTATTTATTGCTTGACCGGAGAGATTAACGTATTAGGCACTGTCAAGGCTAAGACAATAAAAAGTGCTATGAAACTTGTGGCGGCTATTCAGAGAACGAGAATATTGAATGATCCGGAAAGAAAAACAATCTTTTGGAGTGTTTCACGTGCTGATCGTCCGTTTAAGTTAGGTAATATTGTGTATACAATATGCTATCCCGATGGGTCTATTCGTTCACATGTATGCTAACAATAAAAATTTAGAGTTATGGAATTAGTAAAATTCAGAGAGGCAAAGAGTATAATGGAAGAAAAAGCTTTTTTGCAAAAAAAGCTTGAAAGGCTTCAGTCCGGCTGTCTTAGTAGAACAGAATTATATTTCAGTTCGGGAGATATCTTAACATTTTCGGAATGTGATGGCGAATTTTATGAAGGTTTGTGCAAATACTTGGAAAAGTATATAAGAGAATCTATTGAAAATCGTATTGGCTATCTTGAATCTAAATTTGATAAACTATGATACGATCATTTAGTAAGTCGGGTTCAACATCTATGCTGACAGATAAGGAAAAAGCGTTTAACCGCTACTGCCTAACTAACAAGGAAGTTTCATACAACTTAATGCGTATAGAAATGGCAGTTGTTCAAATGTCGTATTACGGCAACCGTTCATCGGACGTTACTCTAACAACCGATAGTTCTGAGGTTTTGGATGCGATTTATACAGTCCTAACAAACGAAGGGTTTAAATATTCCTTCAATTTACCTAATAAAGTATTAACCATAAGTATTTTTTAATTTAAAATTTAATCAAAATGAAAGAAGAAGTAAAATTGTTCAGAGCGTTAATTATTGTTTTTGTGTTGCTTGTGTTCACCTTCGTGTTAACTTCATGCAGTGATGATAGCGACAATGTGTATCAAACAGAATATTCTATTGATGTTCCGGAGTGGCAAACTGTTTATGTGAATGGTGAGGTTACAACATCTATATCACCATACGTTTGGGAACATGTGGACTTATCAGATAAATGTGTTAGAGTATTCTCCGCAGGGCATGTTAGTTATCACAAGGTTACAAGGGTGTCACGTGATGATTTAGGCTTTACCGTTTATTCAATAGAAAGTAGCAATAACGAACGGTTTGCATACAATAAGAATAAAGGTATATTGCAATATTGGTGCACAAGAAATGGCATTGAAACCGTTGTTGTTTATCGTGAATTAAAGTAAGTTTCATTTTACCCTCACCCGGTGGAGGTTAACCGGGTTATTAAGTATGAAAGTAATTGTTAGATTTAAAGAAGAAGAAGAAATTACCAATTTTGAAGCTAAATACGGTTTATATGTAGAGAACCATAACGGACAAAGATATATCATTGAGTTCGATAATATGGGAAATTTGGTGGTTAATAGTCCGAAAGGTGCGTTATTGGTCAAACCACAATGCAGTAATAAAATATCAATTAGACCCGAATAACATGAAAGAGATAAACGAAACTCAATTACAGCTATCGACTAAGGGAAAAAGACTTCCCGATATGATAAAGCAGGCGAACGGCATACACGAACTTGTTAAGCAGAAACTTTCTGAGTATAATTCAATAGAGTATACCGATGATAATATAAAGGTAGCAAAAGCCGATAGAGCCACTTTAAACAAGGCGAAAAAGGGACTTAACGACAGCCGTATAGAACTGGAAAAGGCTTGGATGAAACCATTCAACGAACTAAAGGATGTTGTTAACGAAACTTGTAAGCTGATCGGTGAAGCTTCTTCACGAATAGATAGTAAGATAAAAGAAACGGAGGAAAAGGAGAAGCAAAAGAAACTGGATCAAATAAGGGAGTATTTCGAGGAACACAATGAAAACCTTATATTGTTTGATTTTGCTTTCCGTCCGGAGTGGCTTAATAAGACCAAAGCACTTTCAGTTGTGAAAATGGAGATAGACGAATTATTTAAAACGGTTGATGATGATCTTAACAGACTGAAAGAGCATTTTGCGGGAGAGGCGTTTTATATTCCGGTTATCGACAAATATACGTCTACACTCGATTATAACAAGTCGTTCGATTATGGAAATCACCTAAAAGAAGCTGCAATACAAGCCGCAAACAGACAGTTTGAACAGAAGGCGACAGATAACACGACTCAGCAACAAAAGCCCGAAATTAAGCCTCAAAACGAGCCAAAGACAAACGAAGAAGAAGTTTATATAAGAGGATTTAAAGTCCATGTAACGAGAAAGCAGGCTTTTGCGCTTGCTGAGTTTATGAATAGCCACAATATAAAGTTTGAAAGTATATCAATATAGACGGTAGCCCAATTGGGCTACCTTTTTGTTTTGTTTGCAATGGTTAATCTATTGTTAAAACTCAAAGTTTCGATTGAATTTTCAAATAGTGTGCTTATATTTGCAGTGTTGAAAGAAACAAAGTAGTAACAATTAAAAATTAGAATTATGAAACTTAAAAAATGGTATTTTAGGAACGATATTAAAAGTCCTTATAATTTCGTTGAAGCTAAAACAATTAGAGGCGCATTGACTCAGATAAAGAAAAAACAACGTGTGTTTGCTGAGACTTTTTTGGAAACAACATTTTGTAGTATCTTCGAAGATGATATAAAACTATCAAACATGCGTTGTATATTAGCTACGTATGTCTCGCCGTACGGAGATATAAAACAAGATATATTGGAATTACGAATTTAGAAAACTTGTGATTATGAAGGAAATTAGATGCGTAAAATGCGGATGTGTGATTAATACAAATGCCGGATACTATGCTGCTTTTGATGGTAGCTTTTGCAGAAAGTGTTGGAGTAAACAATCAGAGAAATTTAAGAGTGAACAGTTGGTGAAAGCACTCGAAAAGAGATTCAAAGGTAATATTAACAATAATTTATTTTAAAATGGAACAGTATTTAGACTTACTAAAAGAGACTTTAACCTATGGTGAAAAGAGATCAGACCGAACAGGAACGGGAACTATCAGTTTATTCGGTTTACAACGATCTTATGATTTGCGTGACGGTTTCCCGCTTGTCACAACTAAGAAGGTATTCACGAAGGGAATTATATATGAGCTTCTTTGGATGTTAAAAGGTGACACCAATATAAAATACCTAAATGAAAATGGTGTTCATATTTGGGACGATTGGTCAAAGCCTTCCGGTGATCTTGGACGTATATACGGTAAACAATGGCGTGACTGGCGTATAAATAGCAAGTTAAGAGTAGATCAAATTGATTCAGTTATAGATATGATTAAGTTTAACCCTGAGTCAAGAAGGCTAATTGTTAGTGCTTGGAATGTTGGAGAAATACACATGATGGCACTTCCTCCGTGTCACTGCTTTTTTCAGTTCTATGTGTCTGAGTCCGGTTATTTGGATTTGAAACTGTATCAAAGAAGTGCAGACCTTTTTTTAGGAGTTCCTTTCAACATTGCGTCTTATTCTATCTTGCTGTCTATGGTAGCGCAGGTTTGCGGCTTAAAGCCTCGTAGATTCATTCACACTATCGGGGACGGACATATATATTTGAATCACGTTGAACAGGTGAAAGAACAATTGAGTAGAGAGCCGTTCGCCCTTCCCAAATTGGAATTAAACCCGAATGTTCGTAATATATTCGATTTTAAGTATGAAGATATTAAGATAGTAAATTATAACTGCCATCCGGCTATAAAGGGAGAGGTTGCGGTATGAATGAAAAAGAAGTTTACAGGTTTTTAGCCTATAATAAATTGGTAGATTTTGAAAGATACCTTCACATGGAATCTGTATATTATCTGAATAACTTGCTAAAGAAAACCGTTAATTCGTATTTGAGAAATTGTATATTGAACGCTATAAATCATAAATTAGCGGGATTATAATTTAAAAGGGATGTGCAACGCTTTGCCATCCCTTTTTAGTTTCTATATATCACATACCGAAACTATCGTTGCTCTATGAAACAAATCTAACAATATGTAGTAACAAGTATGAAAGTGATACAAAGGTAGGCTTTTGATACTATCCAATGGTTAAAACGAGTCTTTTTATATTTCATTAACAATAAAATTAAAGAATTCCTTTGCATATTTAAAGTTTATCCTTAACTTTGCGACATCAAAAAATAAGTAGTAACATTAAAAACGAATAATATGCAGATTAAAAAAGATCGAAATTACAAATTGCTTGTGCAGGTTTGCAAGAATAAAGGTATTCCATTCTCCTACGAAAAACTTGTTTTGTTTTTGAATAAGTACATTTATGAACATGAAGAAGATTCAGTATTTGGATATACAATATCTGATATTGATTTTTCAATCGCTAAACATATATCGGTTGATATTTGCGGAATGCTTACATTAAGCAATATTATTTGCCAATTAACTTGCATCGGTGCGGGAGATTGCCCGAATTGCGGAGGTTTACTCAGATTGATAGAATCTTACCCCAAATTTAGCAAACAGTATTGCGATCGTGATTGTGAGCCGGAGAGAGAAGAAGAAAATGTATACGAATGTTTAACATGTGGAAAGGAGGTTATTTTATGAATATTGAAAACACAATGATCCGAATCAATGATGCGATTATAAGCGCACGTATTAACGGCAAAAAGATTACGAAAAAGGATATTGCAGCGTTGTTGTGGAAGGATTCAAAGCAAAGAACGCAGGCGGTAAACATGTCTGCCTTGTGTAACCACAAAACCCAAACGATAAAAATAGAGTGGGTGAAAGAGATATGCGAGGCTACCGGAGTCGATGCGAATTTCCTATTTAATATTAACCCTAAAAAATAAAAGTTATGATTAAAAATTTACCCAACATTCAAAACGAAATGAATGTTCAAAAGTCGAGATATAACCAGTTTGGAAAATACAATTATCGTTCGTGCGAGGATATTTTGCAAGAAGCGAAAAGAGTGTGCGAAAAATACGGATGTTATGTTATGGTGACTGACTCTATCGAATTTATCGAAGGGCGTTTTTACGTGAAAGCAACCGCAAAAATTGTTGAGGTTGAAACCGGGTCTATTGAAACATGTTCTGCTTTTGCACGTGAAGAAGATAGCAAAAAGGGGATGGACTTAGCACAATTAACCGGGGCTACTTCCAGTTATGCACGAAAATACGCCTTATGTGGTCTTTTTGCGATAGACGATAGCATAGATAGTGATTCAACGAACGGAGAGCCGGAAGCGAAAGAAAAACGGCAAAAGACAGCCTCAAAACAAGTTGCCAACCAAAATAATACTGGAAATAACTCAAATTATTTGGGTGTGCTGCTTGACGAAGTAAAGAAAGCAACAACTTATAAACATTTGGGCGATATTCACAAGAATAACGCTAATTACCATCAAAACAGTGAGTTCATGAACGCTTTAGTTGTCCGTAAGGCGGAACTTGAAAAGGCGGAAGCAGAAGCAAAGAAAGTGTAAATAATGTGTTTAGTAAGGGGTATAATTCCCCTTGCTGACAATAAAAAATATATAGAAAATGGAAATTAAAGGCAATGTTCATTGTTTTTTTGAACAATCGGGTATATTTAAGAATGAATTCATAAAACTTGGTTATAAGGCTTTTGATTATGATATACAAAACGATTTTGGGGAAACTGACTTTCAAATAGATCTTTTTTCCGAAATAGAAAAAGGATATGAAGAAAAAGAAAGCATTTTTGACAATATTACTAAAGATGATTTTGTTATAGCTTTTTTCCCTTGCATTTATTTTGAAACAATGCAAGCTTCATATTACCAAATGACAAACATTAATATGAAAAAACAAAGCATAAGGCAGAAATATGAAACCGTAATAGATCGCATACAGAAAAGAGAATACTTTTATATTTTATTGTATAAGCTTTTTGCAATATGCGAAATAAGAGGTATTAGGTTGGTATTAGAAAACCCAGCCACTCAACCAAGTTATTTATTATATCCAATAAATTTCATACCTTATACGTTCATAGATAACGATAGGACGAAAAGAGGTGATTGTTTTAAAAAACCTACCGCTTATTGGTTTGTAAATTGTAAACCTACAACGGGGCAATCTTATGAAAAGCCATACGAAATCAAAAAAAATACAACAATGTAGTAAGGGGGTGAAAGCTGGAGTATGTTCAAAAGAACGTTCTATGCTAACAGATAAGTATGCAAGAAATTTTATATGCGACTTTATTATAGGAAAAGAACAGAAACATTCTATTAGATCACTTTTTTAAAATATAAACAATATGAAAGAATTAACATTACTTCCCAAACTGATTAATGCTGATGTAACGTATATCAGCGAAACACATGAATATTTTTCAAGCGATTTTAGAAAGCTGAGAGGAATAACAGGTTTTATCAACGATCAATTATTTCCCGGGAAACTTGATAATATACCGGATAATATTTTGAGATCGGCAACTGAGAGAGGCAAGGCGGTTCACGATGAAATAGAGAGAATCGACAAAGAAGGCATTGATCCGGAAACGGTTTACGGAGAGAACTATTTAGATTTAAAAGCCGAAAGCGGTTTAATTCATATCGCATCTGAGTATATTTTAACTGATAACGATTTTATCGCTTCACCGACCGATAAAGTATATTTAGGTAGCTCTGATAAGTCGGTTGTATTAGGAGATATTAAAACTACCTATAAACTTGATTTGCTTTATTTGTCTTGGCAGCTATCAATATACGCCTATCTTTTCGAGAGACAAAACCCAAACTTGAAAGTAGAGGGACTTATCGCAATTTGGCTGAGAGGTGACAAGGATAAGGACGGCATTTTCTCCGTTGAACGCATACCGGACAGCGAAATAGAATTGTTCCTTAATTGCTGTAAGAATGGCGTTCGATATGCAGATAATGCAAGTAAAGACAGCTACATAGCAAAATTGGAATCACTGCCCGCAAAAGTTGCGCATATCGAAGAAGGCGTTTATGAACTTCTTGAAATGCAAAAAAAGATAGACGAGCATTTAGGCAAGTTTAAAGAACAGTTGTTAGGTCTGATGTCTGAGGCGAAAGCTGACAATATAAAAGGGGAACTTATTTCAGTCACAAGAAAGAAAGCGTATAGCCGTGAATCACTTGATTCTAAAGCGCTTAAAGAGCAATACCCCGAAATATACGATCAGTTCGTTAAAACATCAAATGTCAAAGAATCAATTCAATTAAAAGCGTTGTAATACTGAATAAGAAATGAATAAAATTAAAGAATCAGAATTAAATACCCTCTTAGAAAATGGTGATCTTTGTGATTATTGTCCGAATGTTAGAGGCGAAATATCTAAAGGGCTTTATGATTTGTGCGAAGGGTGCTATTGCGAACAGGCAAAGGATAATTATATACTTGAAAACGATTTAGATTATGAAGAATAGATTTATGAAAAGGCTTATTGGTTATTCGCATTATGTGGATAAACTTGTATATGTAACGGTAGACGGGGGAAGAAGGGAAATAATGAAATTAAAGCCAAGGAAAAAGAAGTTTTATAATTCCCTCGAATATTACAAGGCTATACAAAAGATGTTTGAAGGATGATAACAATATCTGAAAGTTTAGCGAACGAGATCGGTTTAGAGGGTGCAACTGTGTACAGTTATGTATCCGTAATTCTATCAACGGACTTTTATAAGGATCGTTTTAAGGGATGTCGGGTTAAAGGCAAGAAGTATACAGCCTTCATATCAATAAGCAAGTTAAAAGAGATAATTCCCTTCCTATCGACAAAGAAGCTGTATAACGCTATGAACTTGTTAGTAGAAACAGGATACCTAAAAGAGCTACCATTACGAAAGCCGGGTTTAAATACAACCCGATGTTACCAACTTGTTAATGTGATCCAACATTTCGAGTAACTTATAATACACCCACCAACGTTTTTTAGTTGTGTGGGTGTTTTTTGTACAGCACGATTCTGTGCAGTCTGTCTATACCTAATTATCAGATATTTGCAAAACAAAGAATGTTAAATCATAAAAAAATAGATGTTTTTCCATTGCAGTATATAATAATAAACACTATATTTGCAGAGTAAAATTTAAAACAGTATGTATATGAAAGTAGAAAACTTAGTTAAGATTAAGAGTTATGCCGATTTAAAGGGAGTTACAGTACCTTGGATATGGAGGCTTATTAAGAGAGGAAAATTAGAGTATATTCAAATTGATGGTGCATGCTTCATTGAGTTAACGGATGAAGAACTGAAAAAGTATGCGGAGTACAAAGAACGGATAAGTTCATTTTTGAATAGCAAATAGTATTAATCATTAAAATTTTAGAAAATGAAAGAATTAGTTTTTAAAGGAGAATCAAATCAAGTTTTAACCAACAGCTTATTGGTAGCTGATAAGTTCGGGAAAAACCACAAGCATGTATTAGACGCTATAAGAGAGTTAATTAGTAGCGCCGAAAAATCGGCTGTACTAAAAATGTTTGTTCCATCTACTTATATAGCATCTAACAATAAAGAAAACCCGATGTTCATAATGAATAGAGACGGTTTTACGTTGTTGGCGATGGGCTTTACCGGAGAAAAGGCGCTGCAATTTAAATTGGAGTACATTAACGCCTTTAATAAAATGGAGGAAGCTATTAAGAACGGAGGTTTTAACGTTCCTAAATCGTTCCGTGAAGCATTATTGCTTGCTGCCGAACAGCAAGAAGTTATAGAGAATCAGCAAAAGCAGATCGAAGAAAAAAACGCAAAGATCGAAGCTGATAAGCCGAAGGTTTTATTCAGTGAAGCGGTATCCGCATCTAACAAATCTATTTTAGTGCGTGAACTTGCAAAACTTATCGCCCAAAACGGTTATCAGATCGGGGAAAAGCAGCTATACGAGCGATTGAGGAAAGCCGGATACCTTTGCAGTTCGGGTGAGTCGTATAATCAACCTACGCAAACATACATGAATATGGGCTTATTTCATTTGAAGAAAACAAGCGTTATTTGTGACGGGGAAAGTAAGGTTTATACCGTTACCAAAGTGACACCGAAAGGACAGATATACTTCATTAATAAGTTTTTAGGGAGGGGAATGAAATGACGCATTGTTTTGACGATAAAGTAGCAACAAAGTTAGGAGTTGAAGCGGCATGCGTGTTGCATAACTTCGCTTTTTGGATAAACAAGAATATAGCCGATAACCATAATTATTTTGAGGGTAGATATTGGACTTATAACACAAGGGAAGCGTTATCTAAACTATTCCCGTACATGAGCCAATCTAAGATATACAGAGTAATAGGAAAGTTAGAGGAAGAAGGTTATTTGTTGAAGGGGAATTTTAATAAATCTGGTATAGATAGAACAACGTGGTACGCATTAACAGATAAGTGTATAAAGTTCCTTTTTGAGTGCGGTTATACGCTTATAGGCTATTCTGAGCCGATTTTGCAAAATTGCAAAATGCAAGTTGCAGAAATGAACAATGCAAGTTGCAGAAATGAACAAACAATACCAGATAGTATATATACAGATAGTTATACTAAATCTCCTACCGGAGATTATAGTATAGCCACGCACGAAGAATCTGTTTTGTTCCCGGTTGAAAAGAAACCTTTAGCCTCAGAGATATTCGGCTTTACTGCAAAAGCCTTAGATGTGACTAAGAAAGTGATAGAGCGAACAGATAGTTTTTTCGATCAGCTAACATTCCCGTTCGAGTCGGAGGAATTTAAAAAAGCCTTTTATGTGCTAATGACTCAACCAAAGTGGCGGGTAAAGACTAAGACTCTAACAGCTATGCAAGCAAACCTAAACGAGATTGCGCAATTTGAAGAAGGTTTTGCCATGCTATTGATAAATCAGAGCATATCTAAGGGATGGGCATCACTGGTATACGAGTCAACGCCAAAACAGTATATGCAATGGCTACGGGAAAAGACGGGAGTCTCCGGAAATACACAGCCTGCAAACAATACTAAATCGTATTTTCAGAGTGACGAACAGCGCAGGATGTATCAGTCTTATTTAACGGAGGACTTTACATAGCATTTTAAGGCTTAAATTTCAATTTTAATCACTAAGACAATAAAAGTATCATGTATTTAGAGAAAATCGAAAATTCGGGCGGAAAATTAGCAAAATATGAAGGTTGCGGCTCGTTTATAGAGAGGAATCGCAAATTTTACGAAAGTGGCAATTTTAGAGAACTCTCAAAAGTAGATCAGATGATTTTCCGTGAATCAACGCTCCTTCTCGTTTCGGAATGTGTTGATCGAGAGAAAAGATTGGGTCATTTTTCTAAGGTTGTTAACGGTATATGTTTAGAGACTGGTTTAAAAATACCGGACGCCAAAGACGTGAGTAGTATATTTTATGCCGTTTGCGATGTGATAGATATGTATTTCGATGATCTGTCGTTCAATGAAATTCGTTTGGCGTGGAGATTGCTTGCTGTGGGTGAACTTGATCCGTTTTTGCCAAAGGATAGATACGGAAACCCGGATAAAAATCACTATGGCTCTCTTTCTATTGATTACATTTCAAAAGTCCTAAAGGCATACAAGAAAAGGAAGGTTGAAACGATGGAACGAGTTTCTAAGATTATGCCGGACGAAAAGCCAAAACCGACACCCGAACAGGAAAAGATGTTTTTGAATTTGCAGGCATACAATTTTGTTCTCGCACTTTTGAAGTATAAATATTCGGGGCGTTTCCGAATAGAGCGTGACAGGATAATAAACGAGTCTACATTTGCATACATGGAACGATTGGGATATGATATGTCGGTAGAGCCTACATTGGCGGATAAGAAAGAGGCTTTGTTTCAATTCCAAGGTAGACCCGTAAATAGCTTTGCGCAAATTTTCGAAAAAGAGTGTATTTCGAGGTTTGGGATAGATCACGAAGCAGTTTATTTTCGTGCGGTACTGATAGCCAAGAAAAGAAAGTTATTCCAGTATTGGGATGAAATGTTAGCTTTCTCAAATGAAGGTGATAGATCAGAAGATAATATTTGGAAGTTATATTACTACATTCAATAAAACCAAAAGTTATGAATAGAAGAAAAGTAAAAAAGAGCGGTTATCGGATAAGGCGTACAAAACCTTCCGATAAATTCGTTTATGTCTCTGACTCGTTAACATACGAAAGGAGAAAAAAGGAGGGAAAGAGATGTTATACTCTGTATTGCAAATATGCGTCTATTAACTATTTGTGTGTTTCTCGAAAACAGGCAAAATCTTTAATGAAAGGGTTCTTGTTACTATGGAAATAGATATTATTTGCGCAATAGACCCGGGTGTGTCGGCTGGTGGGATAGTAGTATATAAGCCGGGAAATAGCCTTGTTACTATCCCTATGCCACGCACGGCAAAGGGTATTTTTAACGTGTTTCAAAAAGTGAAGCGTTCCGGTAGTCCTGCAATATTTATTGAGCGTCTTTCGGTTCGTGGGGGTGACTCCGGAGGCGGGAAAGAATTTAGAATAGCAACTATGTTGGAGAATTATAACTACCTTGTATGTTGTGCGCTCGTTCTTGATATTCCTTTGTTCCTATGTGCGCCTATTTCGTGGCAAAGTGGTTTAAATCTGAGGGAGAAAGGAGAGAAAGAGGAAAAGAAGGATAGAAAAGAAAAGTATCTTAATTATGCGATGAAGCAATTCCCACTTGCAAACGTGAAATTATGGAATAGTGACGCTATATGTATTTTACGCTTCGCACAAATGAAGATGATTTGTGATGTAGATTGGTTTTCAAGTAACATGCAGAACGAAAACAGTACGGAAATATCATTTTCTTCCCCTCTGTTGGACGATAGTATTAAATTCGTGGAAAGATATGGGTTCAAAAGAAAACGATCTAAAAAACGATCTAATTGAATCGGTGAAAGAATTGAGAAGCGCACAGAAGCGATTTGAGCGATTCGGGGAGAGATACAGAGAGAGGAAAGAAAAGGCGGAAAAGAAAGTAGATGAAATTCTGTCGGTTATCGAAGATAAGCAACTATCTATTTTCTAACAAAAGTTAAATAACGGGTATTTCGGAAAGATTTACCCGTTTTTATTTGCGTGAATTTAAAGTTTTGATTTAATTTGCAGCGTAGAAATAAAAACAGTAGTAACATAAAATCAATTAATTATGCAGGAAATTAGCAAAAAATTAAGTGAACAGTCAGTAGGAACGGTTTTGGATAGACCGGAGTATAGAAAAGAGCTTTCTATTTATTGGGATGGCTTAAAAGAGCAACGGAAAAAGGCTTCGTTCGAAATATTGCATCACGGAGGTATTCCTAAAAGAATAACAATAGATAGAGTCGGTAAAATGGATACGGATCAACTTATATCAGAATTTAAGCTGATACTTGACAGAAAGAGTGAGTTGCCTGCAAGTCTGAGGTACTTTATTTCGGATGTGTGCGGAAAGGTATTTATCAGTTGGTTTACAAAAGTGATTGAAGATGAAGCAAAAGAAAATAACGATCCCCGGGAAGGTAACTAAAGACGGTAAGTTATCCATCTACATGGGAGAGCTTAACGAGTTTATGAAGAACAACGCAGGAAAAAATATAATTGCGGAGTTTACAGTATTAGAACCTTCTGATTCTTCATCCTTGCGTGGATACTACTTTAAATACGTTGTTCCCCAATTTCAGAAAGGGATGTGCGAAAATGGGTACAGGTGGAGCGAAGAAGAAACGGAGGCTTATATGCGTAGTATTTGCCCTATTACGATGGGTGAAGTTGTAGATGTTGAAACTGGTGAGTATAGAAAGGACTCAGTTAAAGTTACCGATTTAAGCAATAGCGAATTTGTCGAATACATAGAATTTTTAAAGCAGTTTGCGGCAGAAGAATTTAGTATTTATATTGAAGAACCAAATAGATTTGTAAGATGAAAGAAAATGAAGAAATGACTTTAGAGGAAAAGTTCAATTTGATGTGCGAAGCATTAAGTATATCACCGGAGAGAATTATAGATAGGGATATTACCCGTTATGTATCACTTCGAAGAAATTGCATTATCCATCAGCTTTACGCCTATAAAAATCACGGTTTACCCGAATTGATAGGTCGCACGAAGGTTTTAATTATGAAAGCGCATGAACGTTTTCAAGGCGAATTAGATGTGAAAGATATGACAGCCGTAGAGTTTGTCCGGCTTATAGACGAACGACTGCAAAAGTATATTGATGGCAAAGAAGATTAAGAATCTTGTTCTTGTTCATTGCACGGAGTGTAGGTTCAGTTCAGATCACCATAATTTGATTTGCTATTGCAAAAAGAGAGATAAAAAGTTATGCAGTTGCCCGAACATTGGGCGGGTCTGTGAGTTTTACATTAAAAAATAAAGTATCATGTTAAAAGACAATTTTGAATTAAAGAGAGTTAAGTTCTTGAATAACGGTTTAGAGGTTGATTACAATGATTGCCGTTTGGTTGATGGTGAAGAAACAAAGACGTTTCACAAGGTAAAATGCCCCGAATATCCGCATAGAGATTTAAGAATTGCGGCAAATGAGCTTCGTTCATACATAGTTGAATTGATGGGAATAATGAATTTTAGGAACATCACCTATTTGTCTGATTTGGCAAAACAAGACAATGAGTTAAGTAGACAATTCGATGAATATTTTGAAACGCTTGCAACCCGTATAGCGATTAGTGAGATAGTCTATGATCCCGAAAAGAACACAATAGTTTTCAAATATATTTTCACGGGAGTAGATTTGTCCCGGTTGAAAATGCAAACGAGCAAAATTATGTTGGACGGTGAGGGGTTAAATTTTGAAATAGCACTACAAGAAGGTTTTGAAGCACTGAAAGATGAAATTTTCAAGTATCTTTTTGAGAATAAGCGTGCACAATTGGAGCTATTCGGTGAGACAGCAACGGCAGAACCTGACGATAGTTTGACGCCCGATGATGATTTAGAAGGTGACGATACGTTTTTTGATGATGAAGAAGCAGAGCAGCCGGAGTTGATCGAAGAAGATGTACACGCTTGATACGTTTGAGGAAATTGATTATTGTTTAAGCAGGGGGTATAACCCCTTGCTATTTAATAATAATTTCGATATTGAACCTAAAACAAGGTATGAATATTTAAAACGGATGTTCGGGGATGGTCACGGGCAGAGGGCAAATGAACGTTTCTTCCGGTATATGTGGGATATTAAGCCTCACTATTGTGAAGAATGTTTAAAGCCGTTAGCAGGGTACTCAGCCGTTTATATTTCGCATATTATAACGAGGGGATCGAACCCAATGATTGCGCATGATCCTCGTAACATAAACATACTTTGTTTCAACTGCCACAATCGTTGGGAACACGCTAATACCCGCAAGGGGATGCGGATATATCAAGGTAATTTAGAAAAAATAAAAGTCCTTAAAAGGGACAGTTTAAAACTGCAAAAGAAATGAAATTGGTAAAATTTGAACTTGTATCGGGAAATGAAATTATGATTAACACTGAATCTGTGGAATCAATAGTTAAATATACAGATGATTCGGTGTATATTAACACAGTAGGTGCAGATATGCCGTATATAGTTAAAGGTTCAATTGAAGATGTCAATAAAGCACTAAGCGAAGGTATCAAGATTGATTCAATAGTCGGACTTATGGCTCTCGTATTTATTGGAATTTACATATTATCAACATTAGCAAATTTATTATCGTAATGAACTTAAACAAAATCGAATTGATCGGGCGTGTTTGCGCTGATCCGCAAGTAAAAACCTTCGATAACGGAGGGAAGGTATGTAATCTTTCTATCGCAACAAACGAAAGGGCATATAAAACGAGTAACGGTATCGAAGTGCCGGAAAAAACAGACTTCCACAATGTAACATTCAAAGGTAAATTGGCTGAGATTTGCGGACAGTATGTTACCAAAGGAATGGAGTTATACGTAGAGGGTAGTTTACACTATCGTAAATATACCGACTCTAATAACGTTGAAAGAACTATTTCTGAGATCGTTGTAAGGTCTATGCAGATGGGAAGAAAAGCGGGTGAGGGAAACCAGCCGCCATCCGGAGGCAACGGAAACCAACAGCCGCCAACCGGAGGTTATATCTGTCAACAGCAGCCGCCTCAGCAGATGTTTACGCAAAATTATGATTTGCCGTTTTAAGGTAGTTTCTAAATTGGGGATGTATATTGCATCCCCTTTTTGTGTTAAATACATGTTAAAACTTAAACTTTAGATTGCAATATTAAATCTTATCCTTATATTTGCAGTGTCAAAAGGAAACAAATTACTAACATTTAAAAATAAATATTATGGCAACAATGACATCAAAACAATTTTGTGAGAGAATGTATGGAATGTATCACTTACTTGGCGGTGGTGATTCCGGATGTGCTCACTGTTCAGACAATAGGTTTTCTTGCGGATATAGAAAGGAGAATACAGTTTTAACCAATGCACTTATGAAGGCGTGTGATAATCACAAAGTTCCTTATAAGATCGAGGCAAACGAATATTGTATTAATTTCGTAGTAGAATTTAAATAATAATAGCGGTAGAAATACCGCTTTAAACTTATAGTTATGGAAAGAAGAAGATTATCCGGTCAGTACAAAATAGCAATGTACAAAAAAATAGGGAATGACACGTTTAAGGGAGTGGTAAGAACGGTAACAGGTTTCATGTATCAATGTGGCGCATATCAGTATTTTACTTATTGGGAAAATGACAATAAAATATCGGTTACAGAATCAAGTACAGGTTTCCGTGCAATGTCTTTGGATGTTGAAAAGGGAGAAACTCCTAAAACTACGCATGATAGGATAGTTGATAAGTTGAAAGGTTTTGATCCGTCTTTAGCAAACTGGAATAGTGCTAAAGAGATGATGAAGAAATATAATATTCCCTATCCTCTTAATGAATGGATCGTAGGACTAAAAGACATAAACCATGAATGAAGAAATAGAGAAAGCAAGATCGGTGAGTAACGAAGTTATTTCGGAAACTATCAGAAAATCGACTGAGAATATAAAGGCAATGGAGGACGATTTCAGATTAGTAAGAAAGAAGTTGCGGAAAATTGGCGATCGAATAAAATTTGAGAGAAAGAAACTTGATATATACAACGAAGAAATAAAAAGGAGGGTTAAGTATGGAATTTGGTAACTTACTGTTAGATAGATTGAGGTTCAACCGTGAAATGTTGGAGGCTAAACTTTCGGAAATATCCGCTAAGGAGAAAGAGATAAGAGTTCTAAAGAAAGAAGTTTCCGGTATAATGGAACACATATCAAAATTGGAAAGTACGTTAAATCATGGAGAGCATTATTATTGCGGTGCTTGCTGCTATCTTGAAAGTAAATGTAATAAGGGAAAATATAAGTGTCTTGAAACCGGAGAATACAAGAAATATCACTGTAAAGCGTGTGAGAAATTTAGAGATTTACCATTTTAATAACTAATTATAAATTAAATATTATGATTGATTTTAATCAAAAAAGTATTTCTTTAACTAAAGAGTGTACAGAACAACATGAAAGAATGAAGGCAAAAGGTTTTTATGATTCAGAGGTTTTTGAGTGTAAAAAATGGGCGTTGATAGTGTCTGAGTTCTGCGAAGCTATGGAGGCGGAAAGAAAAGGCAAAGTTATAGAAAACGATGTATATGACATTGCTCTGAATGAGCTATCAGAGATAGGCTTTGAGTCGTATTTTAAGAAATGGGTAAAGGATACAGTTAGCGATGAACTCGCAGACGTGTTTATCCGGTGTATGGACGCAATAGGACATTCTATTGATAAAATTGCGTGCCCTTCCGGAATTTTTGTTTTTCAAAGTATGGTTAGCGATCATTTCAATAGGTTATTGTATCTTGAAAAATCTATTTCATCAATTGTTTATTATGCCATTCAATTTGTACCGAAATCTGTATTTGGCAAATCGTGCATTACCGAGTATACTAACATGATGGCAATAACCATTGCAGCCGCAAAGCTTTATAACATAGACCTATCTAAAGCAATAGAGGCAAAGATAAGATATAACGAGTTGAGAGGTCAAAAACATGGGAAACAATATTAATTCAATTGATATGGAAGAAAAAATTATTGATTTAGCAAGAAGAAGCGTTTATTATGGTGATCCGGAAGGTTACCAAGTTGGGGGGTGCCATTACAAGGCACCCGGCATGCAACTTTCTGAGTTTTTAGAAAGGAATAAAGTTGGTTTCTTGGAGGGGAACGCAATGAAATATGTGTTTAGGCACGATAAGAAGAACAAAGAAGAAGATTTGCTAAAGGCTATTCAGTATATCAAATTGATTCTAAAATACAAATATGGTAAATTCTTAGTAGGTGATATTCTGTTGAGTGAAGAAGAATATAGAAAACTGGATGAGCTTATCGAGAAACAAAATACGATTGAACTTGATACTACTTTTATCAGAAATGCGTTAAAAACCGCATCAATCAGCGCAAACAAAATAACGGTAGACAAAGCAACTTTGTATGTTGCAAAGCTAAGAGAGGTTAAAGCCGAGTATGTCGAAGATTTTGTCTTGTCCGATATAAAAAAATGCAAGCTTCTCGATATGGGACTACGGTATAGTTCTGCGGGTGGTGTCTATGTTCGTTTTAAGTCTAAGATAGGAGAAACGATATGTGTTAAGCCGGGTTATTATGTAGTTCTAAATGAAGATGGGAAATATGAATCATACTCAAAAGAGAAGTTTGAGTCTACTTTTCAACCAAAATACTAACAAAAATAAATAATGATAGGTCACGTTGCAAATATAGCAGCGTGACTTTATTTTTATATTATCTATAATAGTGTTATTTTTGCGCATATTGAAAGATTATATAATTTGTAGTACAATATACAGAATAGAAATTATAACTTAAAAATACGTCTTAAAATGGATAAAAAAATAGGTTCAATGAAAAGAGGGCAGGGAAGGCATAGCCGGACGGACGAACAGACTGAAAGAGACCGTTCCTTTGCCTCTGATTTGTTTTTGAAAGGTTATTCTTATAGAAGAATAGCGGAAGCGATTAACGAGCGAAATAAGGCGGATGAAGTGCCGTATACCGTGACTTATCAAACAGTGTATAATGATATTCAGTTTTGCCTGACTCAGTGGAAAAGAGAACAGTTCGATAATATAGATCAGTATATTACGCAGGAACTCCAATCTTTGGATAATGTAGCTCGTGAAGCGTGGGAAGAGTGGGAAAAGTCTAAGCGTCCCAAATGTAAGACAAAGTATATTTTAGGGAAGGCTAAGGAGGTGCAAAAGGAAACAACAACGGGTGATCCTTCTTTTTTGAATGTAGTTCTCAACGTGCAGCAAAGAAAAGCAAGGTTGTTGGGGTATGACTCACCGTTATGTATAAACTTGGTGGGAGATAAAGAAAAGGAAAAACCCAAATACGATTTTTCGGATGTCCCGGAGGACGTTTTAGAACAATTGGCAGATTCTTTGCAAAATACGGAGGGTAAAAAGTGAAAAAAGTAAATGAAATACCACCGGTTGAGATTGTGAAGTATGTTGCGAGGAAGAAGTTTAAGAACTATGCCAAATTCATAGATGATAAAATAGTTCTGAGTCAGTTTCACAAAACTTACTACGAGATTCTCGATAGGTTTGCACATGGTAAGATCAAAAAATTGATTGTTACCGTTCCGCCTCAAACTGGAAAATCAGAGGGTAGCAGTAGAAAGCTACCTTCTTTCCTTTTGGGGCTTAACCCGTCTTTAAAGATATTGATCGGTTCTTATGCCGCATCACTCGCAGAGGGGTTTAATAAGGATGTACAAAGAATCATGGATACACCTGAGTATAAAAGCCTATTCCCCGACACCCGGATAATGGGAGAGGAAAAAAAAACGAGGTATCAAGCGTTTGCGAGAAATTCAAAAATGACTGAAACAATCGGAAAGGGTGGGTATATTATATCCGTTGGTCGTAATGGTAGTTTGACTGGTAAATCTGTTGATATAGCCATTTTGGACGACTTATACAAGGACCATATGGAGGCAAATTCTCCGATTATCCGGGAAGCTGCTTGGAAATGGTACACCACCGTTGTAACCACCCGTCTACACAATAACAGTCAACAGCTTATTGTATTTACGAGATGGCACAAGGATGATTTAATAGGTAGGATCGAAGATAAAGAGAATGTTATCAATGTTGAAAAGTGGGAAGATTTGGATAGTATACCGGAAGGTGCGTGGGTTAAAGTAAACTTTCCAGCTTTAAAGATAGGAGAACCAACAGAAATTGATCCACGTTTGCCGGGTGAAGCACTTTGGGAAGAAAAACATAGCGCTAAGAAATTGAACGCACAAAGAGAACTTGATAGAAATGAATTTGAATGTTTGAATCAAGGAAACCCGGGTAGTGCTGAGGGGACTCTATACGGTAACTTTAAAACGTATACCGATAAAAACGATTTTGGTGTGTTGGTCGGAAGGGGTAACTATACAGACTGTGCGGATACTGGTAGCGACTACCTTTGTTCAATTTGCTATGATAAATACCAGTCAAAAGAAGCGGTTTGGAATGAAAAGGAAAGGAGGTATAAGCATCTTATTTTCTGCCTTGTGACGGATATTGTTTATACTACCGCACCGATCGAAGAAACGCAGGTTAGTGTTCCTAATATGTTGAATATTAATGGTACAGATTACGCATACATAGAGAGTAATAACGGGGGGCGATCCTTCGCTGTTAACATCAGTCCAAGAACTAAGGCTGAAATAAATTGGTTCTGCCAAAGATTAAATAAAGAGGCTCGTATATTGTCGAACGCTGCAAACGTTACTCAGTCTATTGTTATGCCGTATGGGTGGGAGTCACGTTTCCCGAAATTCCACGAACATATAACAAATTACCTTCGTGAATTTTCAGCGAATAAGCACGATGATGCGGCAGATGTTTTAACTGGTATAGTCGAGAAAGAAGTTATTCCAACTATATATCAAAAAAGAAGAGGAATAAGGGTTATAAACTGATAAAGTAGGAAAATGTATCAGACTTTCAAGTTTATACGGTATATTTGCAAAGTAAAATCAATTGTTTAACTAAATTTTTATAATTATGTTGTATTGTGATTGTCCTTTAGGAGCAGCACTTCCGGATATTCCCGCATTTAGCTGTCCCGGCAATTTCGGGCAAGTTCAAAAACTTGCTTTTCAGAGACTCGAAAAAACGGCAGGAACTGCAAATACTATGGCTGCCAAAAGTATCGTAAAGTTGACTACATGGACTTCTTTACTGTCAGCGAAAGACGGTACTAAAGTAGTAGTTACGCCTTATATTTACGAGCCGACAGTAGAGGCGGGCGCTGCCCTTACTTATGGAGGCGGAAACGCAACTCCCGGAGGTATTGTAGAAATTTTAGGGTCGGAGTCGACACCGTTTACAGCTTCGTTCAAGAAGTTGCCGCAAACCATTATTAAGGCGATGAAAGCGTTAATGTGTGAAGCAGGGCAGATCGGTGTGTTCCTTATCAATGGAAACGGTCAAATCGCTTGTGATAAGACGGGTGAGGATTTTCACGGTTTCCCTGTTTGGTCGCTGTTTATCGGTGATAAGACTATCGGAGGTTTAGAAGCTCCGGATAGCAATGCTATTACGTGGAACTTCATGCCTAATTGGTCGGACAACTTCACTATCGTGAAACCTGAGTTTAACCCTCTGACTCAGTTAGTGCCTTCTACGGGTGTAGGCGGATGATAGCTAAAAAAACGTATATTTCCCTCAGTTGTGAAGAACTGGGGGAAACTCGTTTATTCGATATTGAACACGCTGAGAGACTTTTGGGAATGGTTAATAATGGAGGGTGGCATATACCGGAGGACTCAGAATTTAAATTAAATGAAAATGGGAAAATCATTAGACGAAATAAGGGAGATATACAGACATCCGGAGGGGATCAGTCAAATAGCGAAAGCAAAGGAACACGAAGAAAGAATAGCGTTTCACACACGGGTGAGAACGAGCGATGATCGTAATAAGCCAGTAATTGACTTTCTTTCTAAGGTTAAGACGTGGATAGCGAAAGATAAATATGATATTTTCCTATCTATGTTCCATTTCCCGGTTAAAACAAATGGTGTTACTTCTGAGATATTCGACAAACTGAGCCGTGTTTTCGATGGTAGGAATCCGGTTTATAACTATCAGTTTAAATCATCAGAGGATCGTGACGACTGGGAATATTACCGGAAGGATGTTTTAAAAGAGCCTTCGGTTTGGAGTACGGACGGTTGGGATAATTTCAAGCATAGAATTAACTCTGTTTTGGTTGTTGATATGCCGGAGGTACAGGTAGGAGAAAAACCAGAGCCGTATTTTTTTTGGTTGCCTATTGCAAACGTACTTTCTTATCGCACATGTGGGAAAGACTGTAATTTGATGGCTTATATCATGTACGTAACGGACGAAAATAAGATCGTCTATATTGATGAAGAACGTTATGTAAGATTTGATAAAACGAGGGAAAACGACTTGATTTTAGAGGTAGACAATATGCACGATTTGGGCTATTGTCCGGCTCGTTTCTTTTGGTCTGACTCTATATCATTGAGTGAACCCGACATTAAAATAAGCCCTATAACGAGCGAACTCGACTCTTTCGACTGGTATCTTTATTATTCCACTGCAAAGAAGCATTTAGATTTATACGCGTCTTATCCGATTTATTCCGGTTATGAACGTGATTGTCACTATGAGTCACACGATGGCAAAGAACGGTGCGATGATGGTTTTTTAAAGAACGAAAAAAACGAGTGGATAACAGGTGCGGACGGAAAACCGATGGCGTGCCCGATTTGCTCAAGCAAGCGGTTGAGGGGCGCAGGCTCTTATGTTGAGATACCCATCCCGGACGAAATGCACAACGTCCCCGACTTGAAAAACCCGATCACTATGCTATCCGCTGATACCGGATCACTCGAATATAACGTAAACGAGGAAAAGAGGCTGAGAGAGGAACTTGTAAGATCGGTAACAGGTGGAGAAGGGGAATTAAACAGGTCTGAGGCTATTAACGAAAAGCAAGTTAAAGCGGGTTTTGAGTCCTTGACTACTAAACTAAACAGAATCAAACGAGGCTTCGAGGAAGCGCAAACATTCGTAGACTCTACTATCTGTTTACTCCGTTATGGTGATAGCTTTGTTTCTTGCAATATTAACTACGGGACTGAGTTCTATATCTATACACCGGAAGATCTTTCAGAGCGTTATAAGATCATGAAGGAAACCGGAGCGTCCGAGGCGGAACTTGATGCACTGAGGCAACAGATCATCGAAACGGAGTATCGGAACGACCCTACACAGATGCAAAGGTTATTAATCCTTAACGAGATAGAGCCTTATTCACACTTAACGAGAGAAGAAGCGGTAAATCTGTATAAAGAAAACGTTATAAGTGAGGAAGATTTGCGAGTTAAATTAAACCTTCCTACATTTGTGCGTAGATTTGAAAGGGAGAACATGAATATCATTGAGTTCGGTTCTGCACTTGACTATAAAAAGAAAATTGAAATAATTATTAACACTTTAAAAAAGTACGCAAATGGTTTACAGAACGGATCAGTTAGATCAACTGAATGAAAGTAATTACGTTTGCCCGCAGGATGAAGTTAAATTGTATCACGTTATTCAAGAAGTGAAAGAGTTTAACCCGAAAACAGGGCAAAGAATCAGCGTCCCGGTGTTGCAAAAATACAAGCGAAAGACTTTTGAACTTGATATTTTGCCGAGACTGCCAAGATTGGGTTATACATTGAGAGTTGTTTTCGACCCGGTTAAATATGAATCTACAATTTCAGAGGCAAGACGAGCCGCAAGACTGGCAGCGAGAGCCGAGGCAAAAATGAAGGCAGACGAAGAACTGAGAGAGCAAATTAGACGTGAAGAAGCTGCAAAACTTCGTGCGGAGTTGAAGAAACAAAAAGAGAAAGGAGAAAAGTAATGTTAACAGTAGATTTGCTTAGACAGAATAAAGCGTTATCGGAGCTATCGGATGAAGTTCTTAACGCTATTTCGGAGCTTTCAAAAAACGATGAAGTGCAGACGGTTGCGGCAAAGGTCAGAGAAACCGAAAACAGTATTGCTACTCAAATGAAAGAGGCTTTTGGCATTGAAGGTGTAACCGATCTTGATTTGAAAACCGCAATTGAGTTTGGCAAAACAAAGATTTCTAAATCTGATACCTCAGCTTTTGAAAAGCAGATTAACGATCTGAAAGAAGAGCTAAAAGCGGAGAGAGCCAAAAATGGAGGTGACCGGGATACAGATAAAATCAATCAGCTTACAGCCGAGCTAAACGACACCAAGCAAAAATTTGCTGAGTTGAACAACCAACTTTCAGAGAAAGAAAAGGAGTTTAACGGTAAGTTGAACGATTACAAGATCACTTCTTACATTTCAAGCGCAATGCAGGGGATGAAGTTTAAGAAGGATATTTCAGAGCCAGTTCTAAACGTTGTGAAGCAGCAGGCGGTTAACTTGCTTAAAACTCAATTCTCACCCACTTTGCAAGGTGACGAAGGTTCTGAAAGTCTTATTTTCATGAAAGACGGTGTTCCTTACAACAACCCTGCAAACAGTCTGAAACCGTTTACCGCATCAGAACTTCTGTCTCAACAGTTTGAGCAGTTCGGTGTACTTGACAAAGGTAGACAGGCTGGCGGTGCGGGGAGTTCCGGAGGCGGACAGGGTAACGGTAGTTTGCTTGATTTAAGCGGCTGCAAAACCAAAGTAGAGGCAAACAAGGTTGCGCAGGAGTATTTAGCTAAGAAAGGTTATACAAGCGAGTCGGAAGAGTATCAAACGGAGCTTGATAAAATTTGGGTTGAAAACAAGATCGCAGATTTGCCAACAGAATAACTAAAGAGGGGATTAAACCCCTCACAATATAAACTTTAAAACAATAGATTTATGTCGTTAATTGCTACAAGAACACAGGAGTTTAGATTAAAAAACCCTAACATTGACAAAAATATGGCACGCATGACTGAATGGGGTGCGTATGACTTCTTTTTGTCTCAAACAAATGCGATGGACTCAATGCTTTCCGATGAAACGAAGCGCAGAGCATTCGCATCTATGGGAAGCGATATTAAGATTCCCGTAATTGATTACGATAAAAGCGTAACAGTGTCAAACGCCCGCACATGCGTTATTGCAAATGCGGAGAATACTTCTCGTTTGATCGGTGTAACTTGGAAGACCTATGCTTTCGGTTTCACTATGACACCGAACATGTATTCAAACAACGAAATCGATTACCAACAGGACTGGAACAGAAAGCTACAAAAGCACATCCGTAAGTTCATGGATACCGTTGATAAGGACGCTATTGCGGCTTTGGAGGCAAACAAAACGCGAGTGTTCGGAAACTTGCTGTATTACACAAAAGAAGGTAATGATGTACAGGTGAAATTCACTCAGCGCAACGACATCCTCAGCGATTTGCACCCGATGTTCCGTGCAAACGACTATTCCGGTCAACTTCATATCATTGGCGACACTGGTGTAGACTCAATGTTGCGTAAACTGGAACAGCACGGTTTGTACAATGACGTTAACAAACAGTTGGAGTATGCAAACAAAGTGTTCCATTTCACCAACAACATGACTTTAGAGTCGGAAAACTTCGCTCAGATGTATGCTGTTGAGTCGGGTAACGTTGGTTTGTTGACCCGTGTAGACCGTGCAGCCTACAACAACACTAAGTCGGGCACGCATGAATTTGGAAAGGTTGTTCTTCCTTATTTCGGTAAAGAGGTTGGAACACACTACTACGAAGAAGTGGGCGATCAGTCAGCTATCGCAGGCGCAGCTACTGCCGATATGACTTGTGACGTTAAACATTTCTACGGTTTCTCAGTAGATATTGCTTTCGTAGTAGCTTTTAACTCCGATCCTTCAACAATCGCCAACCCGATTATGAAGATCGAAGTAAACAAAGAAAATTCGCAGTTTGGCGGTACTCCGGTATTTATTACCAATGCTGAACAGATCGGTGGAGGTTCTCCGGCTGGCGAATTATCTGTTAACCTTGCTAAAATCGGAGGTAGTCCGGTTGCTGAATCTGCTCTGAAGGTAGATTTGGATAAAGTCAAAGGTACAGCGGTTTCGGCTACTGGTGGCGTAGTTGATGTTAAAGTCAATGCGCAGGCTGCAAATCTGAATGTTGAGGTGAAGAACTCAACAGATTCACCCGTTAGCACAAAGGAAGTTCCGGGAGCGTAACGAGAAAGTAAACTAAGTATTAACAAAGGGAGGGGGACAAAATCCCTTCCCTTTTTTTATTTATAACCATGTACAGATTAAAGGATATACAAAAAGAACTTGCCACGCTCGTAGGATGGCGGCAGTCGTACGATAGAGACGCTAAGATAGACGAAAGTTTAACGGTGTCCGATAGTGGTGTTATGTTTCAAGACGTTCACCCGCTTGTGACGCTAAGAAACATTGAATCTATTATGCCACTTGATTACTATTTACGTTATCCGGAGTATCGGGATACCGACACTTATAAGCCGGGTGACAAGGTAGTTTACGGCAAGGACGTGTTAACGCTTCGTCCGGACGTATGGGAGGCAATAACAGAGAATGTTGGTGTAGAGCCTTCCGATGGTGATAACTGGAAACGGTACAACCCACTAAGCGATTATTTGCGTGAATTGAACGAAAGAGCTATCACCAATACCGTTACTCGCTTCATCAATGAAAAGTTGATTGCGGGGGAAACAAAGACGCTTTTAGAGCGTACAAACTTCTTCGATGGTTCGGGGAAGATAAATAACGAGATTGACCCTACCGATAGCATTGTAGGATATGAAATATTGCCAGTCCGTTCTATGGGGGTAACAACCAAGATAGAGAAGATAGGTTTGCAGTTTAACAAGCCGGGAAGGGTAAAACTTTACCTTATGCACACCTCACAGGTAGACCCGATTAAGACGTTCGATTTGAATTATACTAAAAATGGTTCTTATCAATGGTTTGATGTCGGTAACGATGTGTTACTCCCTTATATGTCTGAGGAAACCTCACCCGGGGGTTTGTGGTACTTGTGTTACGATCAAAAAGAATTGCCTTTGGGTATGTATGCTATAAACGTATCTAAGGACTTTTCACGTGACCCGTGCGGTACTTGTAATATTGGAAGCGTGCAGGCGTGGAGAGAGCTAACAAAGTATATCAGAGTGTCACCGTATAGAGTTGACTCTACGCAGTCGGAGGATGGCGTAAAGATGTGGAATATAGAAATGAACATGTATACGTCTGCAATCTGCTACGGTTTAAACGTTCAATTGTCGGTAGGATGTGATATAACTGACTTTATCATTCAGTCTAAGTATGCCTTCACGCATGCCGTTTCTCTGCAAATGGCTTCTTATGTGCTGCGAGAGCTTGCATTAAATCCGAACGTCCGACAAAATGCCAATCAATTGAATATCGACCGTGAAACGCTATTGTACGAAGTTGACGGAAACTCACAGGGACGTGCGCAGGGTATCGGATACGAACTAAAGAAGGCTTTTGAGGCTCTTTCTATTGATACAAAAGGGATGGATAGAATATGCCTTTCTTGCCGGAACAACGGGATAAGATTTAAAGCAACATGATAAACGGTCTAATAGATAAGTTTAAAAAGGTAGGTGAGGAACTCGACACCGGAGAGATAGCAAAAAAGATTGTGCGTGACAATGATAATATACTTATTGATATGAACGCACAAGATCAGCTATACGCCAAGGGTGTTAACCGTTTAGGTGTTCGTATAGACGAATACCAACCCTACCGACCCTTAACTATACAAGTCAAAATAGAAAAGAGGCAACCGTATGACCGGGTAACGCTTAAAGACACAGGGGAGTTTTACGACTCTTTTTATGTTGAGACGGCAGAAGATAGGTTTTACATAAAAGCCTCAGATGAAAAAACTAATTGGCTTATAAAAAAATACGGTGCTGAAATTTTCGGGTTAACAAATGATTCACTTGCTGAGTTTATTAACGATTATGTGAAGGACGAAGCATATAACAGAGTAAAGGAGATATTAAATGAACGATAGAGCTATAATTAGACCAAATGCGGCACTTTTCGATAAAACGATAGCCGATGTACAGGTAAGCCTAACAAAATCGCTTAAATGGCTTAATTTCGCTTTTGGGAACGTGGTTAAATTGGTAGAGAGAAACGAGAGGGGGAAATTTGTTACCCCATCAGTGTATTTTAAGGGAAATGATTATTTGCGCTTAGAGCCTGACGATAAGCGGGGTAACGTTTGCTTTTTCTACATGCACGACTCACAAGATTATGAAGGGGGAGACTCTTTGTCTGGCTTTGGCGATCTGAGGGGGACGGTTAGCATTATCTTTTGGTTCGATACCCGTAAAATCCCGGGTGCGGAATACTACAACGTGGAGTTTGTAAAGTCCGAAATACTAAGAGCATTAACGCATGAACTTTACCTGCCATCGGGTGATATACAGGTGAGGAAGATATTTCATGACGCCAATAATGTATACAAGGAGTTTTCTATTCAAAAGACGGATAATCAATACTACGTTTATCCCTATGCTTGTTTGCGGTTTGAGTGTGATATTCATTGCGAAGAAGGGTGTTATTAAAGGGGGAGTTTCCCCCTTTTTGTGTTAAATATATGTTAAAACTTAAAGATTCGATTGCAATATTAAATAAACTACTTATATTTGCAATGTCAAACAACGAAAGTAGTAACAATTAAAAATAAAGATTATGACAGCAAGTTTATTTATTCAGAGAACAGTTGAAAAATTTATTATGATGGAATTTGTTAAGGGAAACATGGATACCAAGGAACAAGTTGATACGATGATAGAAGTTATCAAAAGAAAGTTAGACTTTTCGCATGATGAAGCATGTGATTTTATAAGAAAAGCGATCGGAATAAACGAATAACTTTAATTATTGACAGGTGGGGATAATACCCCACTTCCTAAAATAAAAGCCATGAAAGTAGATAAGTATCTAAAGAGCCACATATATTTTGAGAGACTTAAAAGTGATATAATAACCGTGGGAAACCACACAAATTTTAAAGGTATGTTTAACGAGGAAAGAATTGAGAATTTAGAAAAGAGAATTTCAAGAATTGAACAGATTCAAAATGCAGAATGTAATTCTGCGCAAATGGAAAGAAGGGTTCAACGTGCTTTGATTGATTCCAACAACGAAGTAGTAAGAAGAATTTTTGATGATGTGTCCGTTAGTTCTGTATATGGTGTAGATGTATTTTCACCGAAAACCGGAGATATTCAAGTACGTAATGCGGTGTTTAGTGGAGAGGTATTCAAACAAGCGGTGTCTAACGGTATATCCGATTATTTAAAGAAGGTAGAAGAGGATAAGACGGAAGCGCCTACTATTGCAAGCGTGTTAGAAAAAGCACGAAGGAATGCGATGGCGATACAGGAACTTTTAAAACGAACCGAATGCTCGAACGTGAACGAAGTAATAAGCAAGTTTGAACTTGGCGTTTCTTTTAAAAAGATGTATGATGAAGAATCACGCAAAAGAAAAGAGCTTGCACAACAAAGAGAACTTCTAAATCGTGATTTAAGCAATCAAATAGCTAAACTTTCTGATAAAAACCAATCTTTGATGCAAAGTGAAAAAAGCCTTATTTGCAAACTTGCTGATAAAGAATCGGAATTAAAGAGAGTGGAAGAACTTTCAGACGGTAGATATAAGGAAGTTGCTTGGCTTCGTGGTGAACTAAAAAAGCAGGAACAGGAAGTAGAAAAACTAAAAGACGAAAACAAGCACATTAAATCGGTTAATGCGAAAAGGGTAGTAAGAACGGTTGATGCCCTTTGTCGGGAAGAGGATGCGGTAGTAGGATATTCAGATTTGAAAAAGAGATGTGAAGAATTGGAGAGGGATAAAAAATACTTGGATATGGCAAACACTGCACTCTTGCAAGAAGATCGTAAAATTAGAGAGCATTTGAACGAAAGAATTAAGAAGCTAAAACAGAGGCTTAAAAAATCGTCTATCCGTTACAGAGACTTAAAAGAAAGCATTTCGCATAATGGTTTGAAATCAGTATAACAATAACAGCCGGGATAATATCCCGGCACAATATTAAAATATATGTTGAAAGTAGATATAAGAAATAGGATATTAAAACCAAAGGTTGGTGAGATTATAACCGTAATAGGAGATATATATACCACGGTAGCGGAAACTATACCGGACGAAAACGGGAGATGTGAGTCATGTGCTTTCAATGATGCAACAAAGGTAGGAGGTGATTGCGGTGATTTTGTGAGTTGCTCTAAACTTAACCGTAAAGATAATGTTATGTTTAAACTAATAGAAAGAAAGAGAACTAAGGAGGTTGAAAATGAATAGAATATCTTTGTCGGATAGAGATAGATTCGTACCGAAAGAGGGGGAAATATTTTTTGCAGAAGTTCCGGGAAAGGGAATAGACCGGAAGGTAGAGGCGGTATTATTGAAAGACAATAGCGGTTGTAAGAATTGCGCATTTTTTAAAGGAGAATTAAAATACTTGTGTATGCAAATAAACTGCCTTAACAGAGGAAGGCAATTAATTTTTAGGAGGGTTAGAAAATGGGAAGATTTAAAAGAGTAAAACTATATGATACCTTCACGATAGATCACCCGATAACAGGAGAAGTTATCAGAGTTCAAGCAATGGAAGGAAACAATGTAATATCATGTCGGGAGTGCTTATTCAGACAAAAGGAGTTTAGAAAGATATGTCCACTTATGCGATGTGTCGACATGTCTACGGGAAAATGTCAAACGTATAAACAAGTGAAGTTATGAAGAAATTAGATTTATCAATGATACCGATTGACCTAAAGGTAGGCGAGGAAATGGAGGTATTAACGCCCAAAGGGGATAAAGTTACAGTAAGGTGTGTTGAGGATAAAAGAAAAGACATGTGTGAAATTTGCTTTTTCGGAGAAAACGGTTTGCACATCTGTTCATACGTTAAATGTAGCGAGAGAGAGCGTGAAACAGGTGATAGTGTAAGCTATCAAGAAGTAAAAAGGGAGAGGCTGTATACAAAAATAGAGGCAGGAAAAGAATATAAGGTAGGGGATATTGTTAGGCTATCCGGAAAATATGAATACGCTAAAGTGGTTGAGTCGAACAAATGTAACGGGTGTGTATTTCTGGATAGGTGGTGCAATGTAATATGCGGAGAGAGGGAAAGAAGTGACGGAAAATCAATCGTACTACTGCCGTGTAACAAGAAAGGAGAATTATTATGAAAGAAGTGGATGTGCCTTCCGAAAGGGAGATTTAGAAAGCATGTGTAAAGCATATCTATGCATGAGGGAAAGAACATTAGATTGTTTAGTGTTTAAGGTAGTAAAGGAGAAATTCAAACGAAATGTTACAGAGTTTTAAAAGTTAAAGTATTAATTTAAATGTGTTGACTTATGAAAGAAGAAGTTGTTTTAATGCTCTCTGAGCTAAGATTGCAAATTGATGATACAATTAGTCGTCTTAAGAAAGAAAGCGCCTTAGAAGGCAAAGAAATTATGTCTACGTTGGAAGATTGTGGCTTGATTAAGGTATGCGATTATTTAATCTACCCGCAAGCCTTTTTAGAGTGGTGTTTTAGTCGTGGATTTTTGGAGACGGAAGGTGAAGTATTTACTGTCGGAGGGAATCCCTGGATAGGGAATAAATACGTTTCAAAAAACGATCTAATTAACTTGGATGAAAACGGACGTGTAACCGTTCACCCTTCGTTGTTATACGTCTATTTTAAAACGCGGTAAGAATGAATAATACAAAGGAATTTGAGGAATACTGCAAAGATGTGAGTGCCTCCGAAAAGTTAGATAAATATATTGCCGATATGGTAGAACACGATGAAAGGGAGAGACTAAAGTCGCTTTTAGATATTTGTGAGAAAAGCAAGGATAGTAGATACGATCTGCCTATCGACTGCAAAACATATCTTCCTTTGAGAGATTTTTTGTTTCCACATCAAACACTTGATTTTATGATGTGGGCTGATAAGATGGGGTATATTCGGCATAAAGAGGATAACCTTTTCATTGTTTCGTCTATGATTAAAAGGTGGGATAGCGTTGACTCTCTTAAAGTTATGCCGGAGATTGTGGAAGCGTTTGTTTTATACAAAAAACATGTAGGTTAGGAGTCTTCGGACTCCTTTTCTTATTTATAAACATTTCGTTTTTATCCGCCTCCTGGGCCTCTGAGACTAACGTTTTAATAATCAATATCTTTGCGAAATTGCTTTTTATTCATACTTTTGTACAAACTAATATTTGAATTATGGAGATTTATAATTATTTTCTTTCTTGCGTGCTACTTGTTTCGTTTGTAGCGGCATTTTGTGTTAACTTTGCCCGAAAGACGGGTGTAATTGAACGGATGTCAGTGTATGGTGATGATTTGTTATCTAAGGTGTTCCGGTGGTATGGTGATAGATCACTGATTAACGAGCTAACCAACTGCGATTTCTGCCTATCGTTTTGGGCGTGTGTAATTTGTTCGGTGATTGTGTCGATCGGAACGCTAAGCCCTATTTTCATCCTTACACCTATCTTTGCAACACCTATTTGTAGAATTTTAATTTAATGATTATGGAGATTAGAAATTATGTATCAATTATTCCGCCCTTCGAGATCGTGAGGGCGGTTAAGTTTAACGGTGATGTTCACGAATTAGCGCAGTTATTGCCAAGTTTTGAGCTACTTTCCGCAATGGGTGGCGTAATGATGGCACGAATAAACGGCAACACTTTTCGGGTGTTTGATAACGACTATATCGTTCTTGGCGAAAATGTTACTTACTCAGTCGATGAAGAAACGTTTGCCATATTATACGAGCAGGCAGATAAGGAGGTGACGAATGAACACGATTAAGGTAGGGAATCACACGGTAACGGTATACGAAGGCATTGATGAAATGCCTATCGTCCGTTATCAGAAGTTTAACCGTCTTATGCTGATTGAGTCGGGTGTTGGAAGCACTATCGAGGAACTAGACACGCATTTGCAACGTGCTATTGTCTATTGCAGGACACATCCGGAACATACGTATAACGAGCTAATGAATCTAAGGCAGTGTTTCAATATGGCGTCGAATGGCGTACATCCGGGAATGATGGCTTTTGCCGCCTTCGTTAAATCGGTCGATGGCGTGGAATATCCGGTTAATGCGTCCGACTCTGATCTAAAGGCGATATTTGACAGTCTCAGCGATGCAACTATTAACGAACTTTCTGAGCCGTTTCAGAAGGTCAAAAAAAAAATAGAGGCTGAAGTATCGGTATACTTTCCAAGGATGTCGGACGATCCTCTGATTAAAGAGTATTACGATATTAAACTATCGCTGATAAAGGCAAAGTTAGACAAACTTGTGAACAACGTAGATAACAGTGAGGCGGTGAAGGAAATAGAAGATAAGTTGCTAACCTTCTTCCCGCCTCGAATATTCTACGGGACTGATTCGGTAGAGATAAAGACGGACAAGGAGTTTCAAGAAATGTGCTTAGTTATAACGCAGAATATGCACATAAATGCACGTGAAATGTCGGTGTCTGAGTTTTACACCGCTTTCGAAATGATTAAGAGACAGTCAAAAAGGAGTAAGAACAAATAAATTTAAATCAAATGGCGAACGAAGTAAAGGGAATAAAGTATAGCGATCTTATACAGCCTGACAGCAGTATAAAGGACGCTATTACGCAGTTGGAAGGACTGCAAAAGATATATGACGCTATGTTAAAGCGTATCGAGGAAGGCGCAAAAGGTCTGCAAAAGCCTATTTCAGAAGGTGGAGGCGCAACGGAGGAAGGACGCAAAAAGATAGACGCCTACGAAAAGCAAGTGCGATCCTTGGCGAACGCTGAGATACAATTGAAATTGGCACTGACAGAGACAGCGCAGGAAATCGCAGTATTGAAGAAACAGACAGCCGATCAAAACTATCTGAATAAGTTGCAGGCTAAGTTAGCCAACAGCATGGCAGGAAGCTATAACGCATTGTCTGCACAATACGAGCTAAACAAAATAAAGATGAACAATCTTTCACAGGCTTATTTGGAGAATACGGAGGCAGGAAAGAAGCTTGTTAAAGAGACTGCGGAGATTTACGCAGCGATGGATAAATACCAAAAAAGCACAGGAAAGCACACGTTAAGCGTGGGTAACTACAAACAGGCGTTCGATGGTTTAGGCTTTTCTATATCACAGGTAGCTCGTGAACTTCCATCCTTGGCGATCAGTGCAAATACCTTCTTCCTTGCTATTTCCAATAACATTCCGATGGTTATAGATGAAATACAGAAGTTGCGTGCAGCAAACGAGGCGGCATCGAAAGCAGGGGAAGCACAGGTAAGTATAACCGGGAAGCTGGTTAAATCTCTGTTCTCGTTTAATACCGTGATGGTGTTGATATTGACCGCCTTTTCTATTTGGGGTAAGGATATAACCAACTGGATAGGTAGCCTATTCAAAGGTAAAACAACAGTAGATCAATTGAAACGGTCTACTGCCGACTTGAAAGACGCTATGTTAGAGGCTGGAAAGAGTGCCGTAAACGAGTCTGTGAGATTGAACATCCTGTATAAAGCGGCTACCGATTCCACACGCAGCCAAAACGAGCGTTTGAAAGCTGTTAAGGAGCTAAAGAAAGAGTATCCGGAGTACCTTAAAAACCTATCAGATGAAGCTATTATGACGGGAAACGCATCAAAGGAATACAAGGAACTTGCAAAACACATTCTATCGGTCGCAATGGCACGTGCCTACGAGGAAAAGATACAAAAGAACGCAAAGGAAGTTATTGACCTCGAAGAAAAAAAGAATCAAGTATTAGAGGAAGGTCGGAAGACTTACCAAAAGCAACAAAAGGAGATCGAGGAACTTAAACGTTCGTCTAAGGGTATCGGTGTTGGTGCGGTGGCTTTAGAAGCGGCTTTGCAAGGGCAAGCGTCCGCATGGAATACTGCCAAAAAGGAGGCAAAGAGCTATGACGATCAAATAGCAGTTATCAATAAGTCAAGTGAGGAACTTGCTAAAAAGGTGGTTATCCCCGATCTTCTTGCGGGAGGTAAGGGAGACAAAAAAACAAAAAAGAAGGACTTTGATTTACAAGCTGAGTACGAAAATAGCCGTATAGCACTTATTATTGATTCCCGTTTGAAAGAGCAGGAAGAACGTAAAAAGACAACGGCAGATGAACTGAAAAAGCTAAAGGAGAGCACAACAGAGAAACAAAGAGCTACGCAGTTGTATGCTGATACCGTATACAATATCGAAGCAAAATTGCGTAGAGATTTGGAGAAACTGCAAAACGATTGGAAGGTAGAGGATCTGCAAATCACGCATGACCGATTGAGTGAACGCCTAAAGGCTGTTAGACGTGGCACGGCTGACGAGCTATTAATACAAGTGCAGTTACTCGAAAACGAAAGAGCGCAGGACGAATTGCGTATTAAACAGTCAACCGATAGCGAACAGGTGAAGAATGAACGTTTGCTTATCCTGCAAAGGTCGTATCAGCTTGCATCTATCCAACTGCAAAAGGATTTCACGGAAAATCAAGACAAACGTATAATTGATCGGTCGGTGTTCCGACTTAATCAGCAGCAGCAGGCGGAGAGTGCCGCCTTTAATATCGTGCAACGTTCGGAGAAAGAACAGAGCCGTTTCCGGTTGAAATTAGAGCGTGAAAAGTGGGAGCAAATATTAGAGTTAACAAGGCAGTACGGAGAGCAAATCACGGGATACAACGTAAAGACGGTAGAGGATACCATTAAGGGAATAGACAATGCAATTAAGCGTGATACTTCCGGATGGGACAGAAATCAAGGCGTATTTGGCAATCTGTTTGATCTTGTTTTCGGTGACGCATTTAGCGCTAAAGATGGTAAGTCGGGCGCAGAGCGTGCGGAGCAGTTTAAAGAATCAATATTAGATGCTTCGGGGTTCGCCATAGAAAACCTAAAGAGTGTTGCGCAGGCAAGGGTAGAGGCGGCAGAAGTGGCGGTACAGGCGGCAGAGAAAGAAGTTTCAGCCAGACAAAAGGTTTTGGACGCTGAGATACAATCGAGGGCGAACGGATACGCCAACAACGTAGCAACCGCACAAAAAGAGCTTGATTTTGCACGCAAACAACAGGAAAAAACACTGAGGGATAAGAAGAAGGCGCAGAAGCAGCAAGAACGCATAGATACGCTTATGCAGGCAAGTTCTTTGGTGACGGCAACTGCTAATCTGTGGAAAGATTTAGGCTTGGCAGCTATCCCAGCTATTGCGTTGATGTGGGGATCATTTGCTTTTGCTAAGATAAAAGCCTCGCAGCTATCTAAAGCCTCACAGGACACGGAGGAATATGGGGACGGTACAGTAGAAATGATCGACTACGGAGGCTCACACGCATCCGGCAACGATGTAGATTTAGGCACGACTAAGGACGGTAAGCGTAGACGGGTAGAACGTGGTGAATACTTCGCAGTAGTGAACAAACGTTCATCTCAGAAGTATAAGAAACTCGTTCCGGACTTGATTAATTCGCTAAATAAAGGTACTTTTGAACAGAAATACTTAAACGCATATTCCGGTAGTGATGAAGTAACGAATATCATGCAAGGGTCAACGGTTGATTTGTCTAAGGTAGAGAAAGATTTGAAATCAATCAAAGAGCAGGGACGTGTTAAGTACATCACAGGTGCGGACGGTACGATAATTGAAGTAAGGGGAAATATTAAACGAATAATTAAATCATAATGAACGTTAAAGATTTGCGATTTAAATTGGGGGGTGTAGAAATACATCCCCACTATTCAGAGCTAAAACGGAAGTTTGGCAAAGAGAATCAACAGGAGTTTTTCAGAGAGTCGATAGAGGGGAGTTTAACACTAATCGGGGCGGACTACCTTCTTGTTAAAAATGCGAGTATTGAGGATATTTTGTACTTGCAAATAGAGCAGAAGGATAAAGGGCAGCTATCAACGCAGTATCAAGTAATATTTGAGGGTTATTTCAGTAAGACAGATTGTGAGATAGACAGTGATAACCGGACGTGCAAAGTCAAGATAAGCCCACGAGATGAATATACCGATATAATGAAGGGTATTGAGAACAAATACGATCTTATCAAGCTTGCACCCGCATTGTCTCAAATAGGGATATCCAAGCGTCCGATTGTGCAAGTTTATATTGCGGGTGCATCTACAATATCGAACTATCTTGCGGGTACTCACTACGAAACTGAGGTTTTCAACGTTGTAACGGATAACAAGGAGCTAACGGATAAGAATTTCTTTGCCTTCTTTGCTGCATACAACGAAATCGAAGTAAAGGCAGTACCTTATCAGTTCTTTAACGGGAAGTACTACGGAACTAATGGAACGTACACTAAATTGGATGGCAATTTCTCAATAAAATGGACTCTAAGCAAAGGTTTAAACATTGGTTTCCTTCACTTGGAAAATAAAGAGGGAACTATACTGTACCGATCAGATAAAATCAATTGGAGCGATAAAAGTTACTACTACATAGACGTTTCTGAAATAACATTCACAAGAATAGTAGATGATCCGACACTTCCTAAAAAGTTTGGCGGAAACACTGTTCTTTTGCAAAAGCTATTTCAAAGAATGTTGCTTAACCTTCCGGAGTTGGACGGTAAACCTACCGGGAAACTATCATCAGAGGACGTTTACCCTACCAATAGTAACTACATGTATGCCGCACCATTAAAGGGGAACTACTTTTATACGTCTACGAAGGTTCAGAACGAGCCGACAGAGTATGGTGTAAACGATGAAGGCAAGTATTTTACCGATAACTTCGTTCCGGCTGTGGCGGGTGCAGGAAAGCTGTATCCGGTATGCCGTTCACGATGGGGGAATATGTCGATTTGGTTCGAGTTTGATTTGTCCTATGCGCCATTGGAGGAAAGATCGAGAAAGGAGTATGTTTTAAGGGACTCGTTCGCCATACATGACGCTATTAGGGCGCTTATTAAGCAAATTGATCCCACTTTGACGCACGAAGCTACGGAGGAATACAGTAAGTTTTTGTATGCCGCCAATAACCCTATTTCCGGTGCACATTTTAAGGTGTTCATCACACAGAAAAGCAACATCCTAAAGGGTGAGTATGACCGCCCGGCAAAGAAGGCGGAAACAACCCTCAGCGATATAATGAAGATGTTGCGTGACACGATGAAACTATATTGGTTTATAGATGGCGATAAGTTTAGGATAGAACATATTTCTTACTTCATGAATGGCGGAAGTTATACCGGTAGCGGGACGGTCGGCATAGACTTAACAAAGCTTAGATATGCAAAATCGGGTCAGTTAATGACGTGGAAAACTAACACGGTCAAATATGATAAAACCGATCTGCCTTCACGCTTTGAATTTTCTTGGATGGACGATACCACAAATACGTTTGCAGGTTTTCCGATTGACGTTAAATCAAACTACGTGCAGGAGGGAAAGAAAGAAGAAGTAAGGGTATCTAACTTTTCGTCCGATGTAGATTATATGCTACTATCACCGGGTGACTTTTCACAGGATGGTTTTGCCCTGCTGGGAGCTACGCAGATAGGCGGTAAATGGAAACTACCGTTTGTTACGTTCAACTTGGTAGACAAGAACAATAAGAAGTACACCGTAAACCCCCAAAACGGCTACATGTCGTTCTTGCACCTCGTTAAATACTACATGCACGATATGCCAGCCTCAGAGATAGAGCAGGGAGGCGATCAGACGATAAGAGTGAGAGGAATAAAGCGGAGTATGACGCAAGATTTATCTTTCACATACGACACCACACCAAACCCCGTGCAACTGATAACAACGGATATAGGCAACGGGAAACCGATAACTATGACTGAGGATCTAACAACTCGCCAAATAACCGTATCTTTATCTTACACCCCCTTATAATAGGGGGTGTTTTCTTTTAAATTGCTATCTTTGTGCCTATAATCAATTTTTTAATCAAAATGGAAGTACATAACAACTTTAGTCCTTTGGCGTTTAGAAAGAAAGAATCTAAAGCCACATACGAAAAATGGTACGCTTTCGGGAAGAATTATGCTATCCCCGCAAGCGCAAATACGCTTATACCTTTCCAGTTTACCGATGTAAATGTAGGAGAGGTTCAGCCCGATTCTATTGAGGTTGTAGCGGTAAACCAAGAAACCGGAGAGAACATTAAAACAGGTGTGTATGTTAGTCGTGACGACATGCCCGAACATGGCAGCGTTCTGTACGTGTCACCCGGTAAGAACTTGTTTCGTGAGGCTTTGCCACAGGGTACATATCGGGCGGAGTTTTCAATCGGAACACAGTTTTATATTTCAACTCCTTTTTGTGTTATTCCCGGTATCGAAACAAGTAGCAAATATCTGTTGATTGAGTATTGGAACGATGAAAAGATCGCATATCCGGGTGGCTTTATTACAACGGGTGCGAACAATGACTTCCGGTATCAGATGTATGTTCCTGCAACGATCTGCAAACCTAAATACGAGTTTGAAGAAGAGCTAACCAAACGTGCCGGATACAAGTTTTTGGAACTGCAAACGTCTACGAAGGTGTACGCCTTTACATTCGTTGCACCGGAGTTTATTTGTGACGCTATGCGACTGATTCGCCTATCTGACTATATCCGAATTTCGCACGATGGCGAATATTACAACGCTCTCAACTTCGAGTTTGATGTTGATTGGCAGGAACAATTATATTTGGCTGCTGTTGACTGCCAGTTTGAGACGGACTCAATCATACAAAAACTCCCTTCTTTCAATAGACGAGATAAAGCGTCTTTTTATAATGCCCTATTAGCGAACATTGATACACCTATAATGTTCTCTCCCGATACCGTAGGGCTGTATTACAAAGAGTATCGGGAAACAGAGCCAGTAGTCAAGGGTAAATTGATCCGGGAGCTATCGCCTATTGACTTGATAGATGAAAATACAACTATTGCCGTTGATTTGGGTACAGGTGAGGCGAGAAAGTTTAACTTATACCGAATGTTGCAGGACTATATTTCTAAGGCGCATGAAGACGCAACGGACTTTTTGTTACATCTTCGTGGAGGTGCAACATTTGGAGATGATATTTCGGGTAGCGCTGCGCACATAAATTCGGCAGGCGCAGCAAGATTTAACGATGTTGATGCAGACGCAGTTTCTGCCGATGCCGTTGACGTTGGTTCTTTGTTGTCGGTGGGTAATACTGCATTTACGGTTAACAAGTCGGGAAAGACGGACACAGGCGAGCTTACAGCAAGGGGAAAAGCGTATCTCACAGAGGACGTTTATACAGGTGGCGGAACTGGAACGATAACGAAAGACGGACAATTAAAATACCTTTCTGCAATTATCCAACAGTTCCTATCATCCCCTACGTTCGTTTCCGGTTTTCTTGGAGAGGGCTTTAAAATATGGGTCGAGAATGGCAATTGGCATATAGAATGTGACAATTTGACAGTAAGACAGACTATGAATATATTTGAGCTACTTATCCAAAAGATAAGGAGCGTTAACGGGGCTATTGTTGTGTCCCAATCAAACGGCAAGGTTACAGCCGTAGAGGACACCGGAACGCAGTACAAAATCACGTTCGGAGAGGAATTTCCCACCTTTCAAGAAGGTGACTTGATACGCTGTCAGTCATGGAGTAAGAATGCGCTTAAATTTTATTGGGTAGAGGTTAAGACAGCAGCAGCAGACGGTTATGTTCTTTGCGACAAGTCTGAGTTTAACAACGTTGTTCCGGCTGTTGGCGATGAAGTCGTGCAGATGGGTAACACGAAGAATGCGGAACGGCAAGCATTGATTTATATCACAGCACAAGAAAGCGGCAAACCGTACATTGAGATTCTGAACGGTGTCAAGACAAAGAGTCTGACCGGGACAGACCGCACCCGTCTTGGCGATTTGTCTAACATTGTAGACCCAGATTTCACAGGTGAGGCGGCTGTTAAAGGAACTGGATTCTACTCTACTAACGCCTTTTTAAAGGGTATCTTTGTATTGCGCAATGGTAAGCGTGTGGAGGACGAAATTAAGATTGCAAAGGACGCAGCCGATAAGGCAGCACAAGACGCAGCTAATGCACAGGGAACTGCAAATGCGGCAAAAGAAAGGCTTGACAAATGGGCTGACGATGGTTTTATATCTCCTACTGAAAAGCCCGCTTTGATTGATGAAGGAAAGCGTATACAGGCAGAGTTTTTGCAGATAAAAAATAACGCTGACAAATACGGTGTATCCGTTACTGAATATACCAAGGCTTATGAAGATTATTTAAATGAACTTAGATACCATTCCGCCCAACAGCCGGAAGATATTGCGGTGCGTCCGGAACTTGCAAAGACGCAAGTGATATACTACGATCGGAGAAACGGAGCGTTGAACGCTATTGCGAACGCTGCAAAGAGCTACGTAGATGAAGCTGACAAGAAGCTAAAGGAGTATTTAGATACGGAGATCACAGCGATACCCGGTAAGATTGAACTTGCTGTACGGAGTCTGAAAACGGCAAATTATAACTTGCTGTTAGATAGTAACCACACGCTTAGCGCAAACCCGTATGAGCTTGGATCATACAAATATGATGTTCATTTAGTGAAAGGTAAATCTTATACGTTGACTGTTTGTTACAAGTGTGCAGATTCGGACGATGTTGTAGCGTATAATAACCCTTATTTCGGTTATTTGGCTATATTACCGAAAAGCGCAGAGGAAACAATTGTTTCAACTAAAATAACGCCTTCGTATGATGATGCAGCGTATTTCTATTTCTATAAAACTCCACAGAAAGAAACAACCCAAACGTATGTAAAATGGGCTGTTATTACTGAGGGTGATATTGGTGTAGCCGCATGGATACCGTCACGCACGGAGGTAAGAACGGGTATTAGAAACTTGTTTCCAATATCGCGGATGCAGACAGCAACTAATAAACAGTTTAACTATTTTGATATAACAGGATGGGGCGCAACTGTATACAGTGAGGAAGAATTTAAGTCTAGATTTAAACCTTCCACAAAATACACTATAACAGGAAGATACACCATTCTTGGCAAGCCGGCAGCAGGAGCGGGATATAAAGAAAGCGCTTTGGCTTTTTCTATGTGTAATAACACTAACCTTATAGAACTTTGGCGTAAAAACGTAGGGAATGAAGCGGTAGGAACTTCCGGAGATATATTAAACACATTTACAACCCCTTCCAATTTGGACGGATATAGAATAATTGCGTATACGATATACGACTCCGGGAACGTTGGCGAGTCCCGTTTTACTGACTTAATGGTATCAGAAGGTATTGAGGCGGTAGGATGGACACAAGCGCCGGAAGATATAGAATACGACTACCGGAAGTATACCGATACGCAGATTCTTGCTGTTGATGGTAAGATAGAATTATCCGTATCTACTAAGGTTAACCAAATAGGTGTAGGAGGTGATAATTTAGTTAAATATTACTCTGATGTCCTCGAATCTTATCGCCCTTACAATACGAAGCCAGTTGTTAAGGATAGCTATGTGATGGAAACCACTTGGAACAGTAGTAATACAGCAGGCATACTAACCATAAGAAATGAAAGGTATGTTGATAGTCAACCCGAAATAAAAGATTTTTGTTATAGGTTTAGGATGCTTGTTAACGGAGTTGCCGCAACAAAGGATATACTTAGAGGTAAGAAAATTACAACTTATGCCTCTTCCGGTGAAATGTATTACGATCAAGACGGTGTTTTTTACGGTTTCGTTAAAGATAATAAGGCTGATTGGTTTATACACGTTCCTACAAATGGCTTAAACGGTGGTGATGTTATACGAATAGAAAAGTTTATTGTCGCGAAAGGAACTGTTTGCCCTAACTTTTCCCCCGCTTCTGATGATATTAGTTTCCTAAATCAGAAGTTTACCTTATCTAAGATAGAGGTATTGGATGGAAAAATTTCATCAACGGTACAACAAATAGAATCGGTTGACGGGAAAGTTACCGGACTCGCTTCACGTGTAGACCAAACCGAAAATAGTATAACGTCTGTTGTTGGACGTGTAGACGTGCTGGATAAAACAACCGTTAGGGTTGCTACGAAGGTTATTGATTTGGTTGGTTGGGATAACAATAAATTCTATCCTTTAGTTATCAACATAGGACAAAACCACAAAAGAAAGATTGAAATAGACCGTCCGTTAGGTGGTGAACTTGGAAAGCCTTCATACAGTACTCACGATAGCGGTTTTTCTATGAACTTAACGTTTGAAATGTCCGGTGAAGGTTGGGGTGCGTTGCCAGCAGTAACCAATATCTTTGACTATACTAAAGCATGGATTTCTGCGGG